CTATTTCAGTATAAAAAATCTACGCGCGCCAAGCTGCAAACATATAAGATTAGACAAATTTTACCTGTTACTGGCATAGGGTGTGTATTAGAAATAGAAGGCTTTAGTGAAAGATTTAAATCTATGACAATACCAAATACTGAACGATATGCTGCTATACTAACTTACAAAAATAAAAATTTACTATACGGATTATACACGGAAAATATTAAGCAAACATGGAGACTAGTGTGAAAGCTATTATTAGTAATAGAATTTACATGGATAATCCAGGCAATGCAGCTACAAAATTTATATTTAACGAACTTACATATAAACTAGTAAAAAATACTGGATCAAAAAAGTTTAGCACTGTAGAAACTATTAAAAATTATAAGAGTTTTAATGGTGGCATGCTTAGTGTGCCACAAGGTCGAAGAGACTTAGTGCCAGAAGACTGGGAAATTATTGACAAACGTGTCTATAACCCAGTACCTTTTCCAAAACCTAAATATAGCTTACGGCCCGAACAGTTAGATGTGTATAATAGTGCAGATGATACCTGCTTTATTAACGCACTAGTAGGTTGGGGTAAAACGTTTACCGCACTACATATAGCTCATAAATGGGGTCAAAAAACACTAGTAATAACACATACTACTGCTTTGCGAGATCAATGGTGCGAAGAAGTAGAGACTCTATTTGGAGTAGAGCCTGGCGTAATAGGTAGTGGCAGATTTGAAATAGAGGATCACTTTATAGTAGTTGGTAATGTACAAAGTATTGTTAAATATTTAGATAAAATTAACAAAGAATTTGGTACAATTATATTAGATGAGGCTCACCACTGCCCAGCTACAACTTTTAGTCAAACTGTAGACAGTTTTCATAGTAGATACCGTTTAGCACTTAGTGGAACAATGACTAGAAAAGACGGTAAGCATGTAATATTTCAAGACTATTTTGGTGAAAAAGTTTATAAGCCTGCTCAAAGTAACACTATAAATCCACAAGTACATATTATAAAAAGTAATATAGTCTTAAACCCTAAAGTTAGTTGGGTAGATAAAATTAATCAATTAACTCAGGACAATGATTATAGAAAATTTATCAGTGGTATTGCACAATATCATATTACTAATGGACATAGTGTGCTAGTAATAGCAGATCGTGTAGAATTTTTAGAAAAAGTAAAGGAATACATTGGTGAAACGTGTTTGTTGGTTACTGGCGACACCCCAACAGAAGAAAGACAAGCAGCTAAAGAGCAACTACTTAATAAAACAAAAATGTGCGTTGCTGGCAGTAGACAGATCTTTAGTGAAGGCATCTCAATTAATATCTTAAGTTGTGTAATACTAGCTGTGCCAATGAGTAATGACAGTTTACTTGAACAAATTATTGGTAGAGTAATGCGAGAACATCCAGGTAAACTGAGCCCTATTGTAGTAGATATTCAATTTAGTGGTTGGTTAGATAAAAAACAAAATAATGATAGATTAGGGTTATATCTTAAAAAGGGTTGGGAAATATTAACGGTATAGAATTTTTAACTTGTAATATGTAACTAGATATAGTATAATATAAGATGCGTCAAAGAAATTTACTTAAGTTTGATTTATATAAGCTACAACAATTAGCAAAAAATAATGCTAAAGAATTAGTAGTATTATTATACAAACATAATAAAAGGTCAAACTCTAAATTAATAGGATCAAATTATTTAATAAATCCTGACCAATTTTTCTCTGATCGCAGTATAGATATATTATACAAAGCACAATATATTGAGTTAGCGGGGCGTAGAAGTTATCAGCAATATAAAGATTTAGGCTATAAATATTTAGACTTAACTTACTATCCAGACCTAAACAGAAACGCAATAAAATACAATCCGATAATAACAATAGAAAACAACAAAATTTATTTTAAATACGAGGAACAAAATGGCACTTAGTTTTAAACAAACAAAAGGAAAAGCCGTTACTAATAAGGTTGAAACTTATGAGTACAAAGACGGTGAAAATACAGTACGATTAATTGGCGGAATTTTACCAAGATATATTTACTGGGTTAAAGGCACAAATAATAAAGATATTCCAATTGAGTGCCTGGCTTTTAGTCGTGAAAAAGAAAAGTTTGATAATTTAGAAAAAGATCATGTACCAGATTACTATCCAGATTTAAAGTGCAGCTGGAGCTATTCTATTAACTGTATTGATCCAAAAGATGGAAAAGTAAAAGCACTAAATTTAAAGAAGAAACTTTTTGAACAAATTTTAACGGCAGCCGAGGATCTAGGTGATCCTACAGACTATGATACTGGTTGGGATGTAGTATTTAAACGAGTTAAAACAGGCCCACTAGCATTTAACGTAGAATATACTCTGCAAGTATTACGCTGCAAACCAAGAAAATTAAGTGCCGAAGACCGAGAACTAGCAAATAATGCTCAGGATATTGATACTAAATTTCCTCGTCCAACAGCTGACGAAGTAAAAGCTTTATTAGAAAAAATTAATAGTGCTCAAGATGAAAGTGCAGATGATCTAGATGCGAGTCAAGCAGAAGCAATTAAAGAGTTAGGCTAATAAAATAGGTCCGGCATTTGTATGCTGGACCTATATCTTTTTGGAAAATAAAATGCAAGTATTATTTACAGCCGATATTCATATAAAATTAGGGCAGAAAAATGTACCAATAGATTGGGCTAAGAATAGATATAATTTATTATGGCAACAATTGGCTGAGCAACAAGCTAATGCTGATCTATTTATTATAGGTGGTGATGTATTTGACAAATTGCCTAGCATGGAAGAACTGGAAATTTATTTTGACTTAATAAGTCATTGTAATATCAATACTATTATATATAGTGGCAATCACGAAGCAGTAAAAAAGTCTACAACTTTTATGACTAATTTAGCTAAAGCTACTAATAGGATGAATCGTAAAGTTATTGTTATAGACGACTACTACAGTGATTATGGTATTGAATTTGTACCTTATAATAAATTAAAAGATTTTGAAGAAAGTAATCCTTGGCCAGAAGGTGGCCAAGTACTATGTACACATGTTCGTGGATCAATACCACCTCACGTTACCCCAGAAGTAAATCTAAGTATTTTTAGTAACTGGGAAGTTGTGTTAGCTGGGGATTTACATAGCTATGAAAATTGTCAAGAAAATATTCTATATCCAGGCAGTCCATTAACTACAAGTTTTCATAGACAACCAGTTGATACAGGTGTTATTTTATTAGATACTGAAACACTAAAACATAGTTGGGTAAAATTAGAATTGCCTCAATTAATACGTAAAACTGTTAGTGCAACAGACCCTAAACCGCCAACTGATTATCATCATACAATTTATCAAGTTGAGGGTGATATGCAAGAGCTTGGGCAGCTTGAAGATAGTGATCTAATTGATCGCAAAGTAATTAAACGTACTAGTGACGTTGAATTAATGTTAAGCAATGATATGACTCTGTTACAAGAAGTTAAGGAATATTTACAATATATTCTTAATCTTCCAGAAGAAGTTATTGAACGTGCAACTAATGAGATGCAAAATCATTTAGATAAGATCGAAGTGGAATGACAGAGTACCACCCTAATATGATTTATGTTGCTAGAATAATTGCTGAACGTGCTTGTGGAGATCAAGAGCGTTGGTTTGACTACTACGATGAGGCAAAAAATACTATATTGCTAGTCGAGCAGTTAGGTTTTTTAAACAAGAAAAAGTTTTGGAAAAATGATTACAATCAAAGAACTACGTTGGAGTAACTGCTTTAGTTATGGTTCTAACAATACTATTAATTTTATACGTAGTCCTCTGACGCAATTGGTAGGTAAAAACGGTCATGGAAAAAGCAGTATAGCTCTTATACTTGAAGAAGTATTATTTAATAAAAATAGTAAGTCTATAAAGAAGGCTGATATATTAAATAGATATGTAAAGGATAAAAGTTATAGTATTGAACTAGATCTAGAACGTGACGGAAACCAGTATACAATTAAATGTGTTAGAGGTACTCAACAAACAGTTAAATTATTAAAAGATGGTCAAGATATTAGTGCTCATACAGCTACACAAACTTATAAAATTATAGAAGATATTATAGGTATTGATCATAAAAGTTTTACTCAGATAGTATATCAAAGTAGCGCAGCTAGTCTTGAGTTTTTAACTAGTGCTGATACTGCTCGTAAGAAATTTTTAATAGAAATATTAAATCTTACAAAATACACTCGTGCTAGTGAAGTTTTTAAAGAAGTATCACTAGAACTTGGCAAGGAAATGGGCGAGGCTCAAGCCAAGATTACCACAATTAATAACTGGTTAAATAAATATCAAAAAACAGACTTAAAGCCTAGACAGCTGGAAATTGAAGAAGAATTGGATCCAGAAATGCCTAAGCAACTAGCACAGCTACAAAATGAGCTTGCAAATATAGACAAAACTAATCGTAAAATTGTACAGAATAATACTTATAAAAAACAACTAAATAGTATAGATATAACAGCCGATGTGCCAGATAAAGTTGATGTTCAACAAATAAAACAAATGCAGCAACAGCAAGCTGAACATATGAAAACTGTCAGGGACGGAGAAGCATTTGTTAAAAAATTAAATAGTTTACACGGCATATGCCCAACGTGCTTTAGTAATATTGACGAAACAAAAGTACAAGAACTAGTAGTAGAAAAAACAGACGAAATAGAAAGTGCTAGAGCTAGTGCAGCGGCACTATTAATTAGCTCTAGTCAATTAGAACAACAAGATAAATTATATCAAAAAAGCATAGCACAACAACAAGAATGGGAAAAGCTACAATTATTAGTTGATAATAGCTTACCAGAAAGAACACTAATACATGATGAATTACAAAATCAATATAATCAACTGGCTAAATCTATACAACAAACTCAACGAAGAATTAAAAAAGCTCAAGATTATAATTTAACAGTACAGCAACACAATAGTCGAGTAGAAACGATTAATCAACAAATGTTAGAAATGAACGAGGAGTTGGAAGAACATAGTAGTCAGCTCAATACAATGAATGATCGTATGAGTATATTACAAGTTCTTACAAAAACTTTTTCAACAACGGGATTAGTTGCTTATAAGATAGAATGTCTTGTAAAAGACCTAGAAGCCATAACAAATAATTATCTAGTTGATTTAAGTGACGGTAGATTTCAAATTAGTTTCAAAGTAAATAGTAGTGATAAACTAAATGTTATTATTACAGATAACGGACGAGATATAGATATTAGTGCACTTAGCGGCGGCGAACGTGCTAGAGTAAATGTCGCTACACTATTAGCTATTCGTAAATTAATGCAAACACTTAGTAGTAGTAGAATTAATTTATTAATCTTGGATGAAACTGTAGAAACACTAGACACAGAAGGCAAAGATAAACTAGTAGAAGTTCTACTAGCAGAAGAGCACCTAAATACATATTTAATTAGCCACGGCTTTACCCACCCACTATTAGAGAAAGTAAATGTTATCAAGCGTAATAACGTATCTCGTATTGAGGGATAGCATGGTAAGAAAGCATTTTGAGAAAATTATGAGTAGGCGTGAAAAACGTGTAGAAAAAGCTACAAAAACTATTGAAGAAACGGCGCTATTAGACCAAAAATTACCACTATATATGGACGCTAGTGGTAATATTGATTGGAACAGGTTGGCTGAACATGTAAGGGAAGCTACTAGTGGTAGATAGTCGTGCTAAAGGAGCACGTACTGAAACTGTTGCTAGAGATATGTTACGTAAACATACTGGTTTAACTTGGGAAAGAGTACCTGGAAGTGGTGCTCTTGACCCTAAACATCAGCTTAAAGGCGACTTATACGTTCCTAGCAAAAATAATAAATTTTGTGTGGAAGTAAAAGGCTATGCAGATGACCATATTAATAGTGGCTTGCTAACACATAAAGATCCACAAATATTAGAGTGGTGGCGTCAAACTCAACGACAAGCACTACAAGTTAATAAACTACCACTACTTATATTTAAATATGATCGTAGTAAATTATTTGTAGCTACAAATATCTTTAACGATGATGCACTATTAGCTAAGCGGTGGTTGTTATATGGCGCTGATGATTACGAGTTTTATATCTTCTTACTAGAAGATTGGTTAGAAGTAGGCAATGTTAAATTTATAGATTGACATACGCTATCAACTGTGTTATAATAATAGATTACACTCCAAAAATATCATGAAAACATTCAAAGAATTTGAAACAACAGATAAAACACTAATGATAGTTGATGCCCTTAATCTTGCCTTTCGCTATAAACATAGTGGCGCTAGAAATTTTGCAGAGGACTACCTAAGAACAGTTGAAAGCTTAAAAAAGAGCTATAAAGCCAAGTGGGTTATTATTGCCGCAGATCAAGGATCTAGCAGCTATAGAAAAAATATTTATCCACTGTACAAACAAAATCGCAAAGATAAGTACGATCAGCAAACTGAACAAGAACGCATAGAATTTGAATTATTCTTTGAAGATTTTACCCAAACTCTTGAATTGCTTACAGAACACTATCCAGTATTAAGATTTCAAGGAGTTGAGGCAGATGACATTGCAGCTTACATTGTTAGTAAAAAACGCCGATTAGCAGTCGACGAAATTTGGCTAATGAGCAGCGATAAAGATTGGGATTTATTAATAAAACCAGGAGTTAATAGGTTTAGCTATGCTACCAGAAAAGAAACTACTTGGGACAATTGGAATGATCAATATCCATTTGAACCCGAACAGTATATTTCCGTTAAGTGTCTTATGGGCGATAGTGGCGATAACGTCCCTGGTGTTCCTGGTGTGGGACCTAAACGTGCTCAGCAACTTGTTGAAGAGTATGGTACTGCCTGGGATATTATTAACAGTATTCCCCTACAAGGTCGGTATAAGTATATCCAAGCGCTAAACGACAACCGAGAACAGCTAGAGCTTAATTATCAGCTAATGGATCTTGTTACTTATTGCCGTGATGCCATTGGTCAAGAAAATTGCAGTGAAATTGATCAAATATTAGAGTTAACCATCAAATGAAACAAAGTATAGACTTTTTTAATATTAATAAAACCTACGACCACAATCGTGATACAATGATTAAACAAGTAGTAGAGTGTCGTGTAGACAATGCAGCATA